CTAAAGCCGCACATTCATCTCACGCCGCACCAGCGATGTCGTCGCCCGTGCGCGGCCGTACAGCGTCATCAGTGTGCCGAGCACGCCCATGATGGCCTGCACGATCGCCCCTATGTCGCTCCCGATCTGCCGAACCGCGTCGCCCGTGATGTCGATACCAATAAGCGGCCCGAGCGTCGGCAGAATGGCCGCAGCAGCCGTCACGAATGCGCCCCACACGGTCAGCGAATGTCCCCACCACTTGGTCGCCGGCGCTCCAGTCTCTGTCGTCATGTGATCATCTCCGTTGCTAGAGTTGGGTGAGGAACGGGGCGCAAGGTCGGGCCGCTCCACTAAAACCGCAGCCAAGGCCGCAGCCTTTGTCGCTTTCACGCGATTGAGCCACCCGCGTCCAAACCGCCAGAAGTGCGGCAGTGCGCGATAGCGCTCCTCCCGCAGCATCGCGTAACGACGGATCACCTCTTGGCTGTCCGTAACCGCAATTGCGCGTCGCGTGACCGGCCCAATCTCACCGTCCGCTTCGACGTGCACCGCCCGCTGCATCAATCGGATCGCCCCGCCGACCCCATGATTGACGGCCGCATCAAAATGCATGAGATCCAATCCAGGAGGCATGTCCGCGCAACCTGCCGGTGACCAATACCGCGTGTGATAAATTGCCCGCACAGTCTCCGGCGCGATGGCGCGCAATTGGGACACGAGCCCCGCGCGCGACGACCCATCCAACGTCCGCCCCACGTGCGTCGCATACGTCCTCAGCGTGATGCCGAAGTTCGTCGGCCCGCCCGGATCGTACGGATCGTTGCTGAAACCGCCTTCCATTTTGAGAACATGCGCCAGCGCCATATCAAACCGCGCATCGCTATCCGTCGACTGGACAACCGGCGGAGCAACCGTTTGCATTACCCCGTCCGGCCACCGCAATGCCAGCAACCGCGACCGCGCGAAGGCCTGCACCGTCACCGCGTTACTCTGATTGCCGCCAAGCAGATAAATCGCATCATCCGTCTCGCCGACGACGAAACCCACATGCCCTAGCGCCGGATCGCTACCCCGCGTCAGCACCGCCACTGCGCCAAAACGCGGCGTCTCAATCCCCGTGCCCCATGTCACATATGAGCGCGCGCGCAACGAGCGCGTCGAGCGCCGCCCCACCCGCTCCAGCATGGCGCCCAGAAACGCCGCGCACCACGCCGTCTCATCATCCTTGATCGCCGCGTGCCCCGCCTCGCGGAAATAGCCGACGATGCGCGCATTATCCGCGCCGCCCGCGATCTCCTTTTGCCCAAGCTCCCGCCACGCCGCGGCAAGCCACGGCGGCTGATCCTGCATCGCCATTGTATGCCCTCACACGACCGCCGCGCACGCAGTCCCCCGGCTGCCCGTGCCGCTCAACTGATAAATGCGCACACTCACCCCAGCCTGCACGCTGCCAAAGTCCGCAATCTGATCCGCCGCGCTGTAAACGACCGACGGCACCGCGCTCAAAAGCGTCCGTCGCACCGCCGAACCATCGAGGACATCCACCTCGTAGCGTTCGGAGAGTTCCGACAGTGGCACCTCGGTCTCCGACCAGTTGTCGCCGCCGCTGCGCGTCCGCCGGATCCACGACACCGTCAGATCACCACCCGCCCGCGCGCCGCGCACATGCACCGGCGCATAGGGCCGCGCACCCACACCTTGAAACGCGTGTGTCAGCGCCACATAGGACGCGTCCCCCACGTCGCGCGTTCCCGCTCCATATCGCCAGTTGAGCGCCAGCCCCACCTCGGCCGCCGTCAGCGGTAGCCGCACGACGCTGTCATCCAGCAGTACGAAAGGCGCGCCCGACGCCAGCGGCGAGCGGATCGCATGCTCACTGCCTGCCTGCCCGCGCAACAGCCCGCTCAGCTCATAAACACCCGCCGACAAAAGCGTCGCCATCAAAAACTGAAAAACCTCCCAGTCACCGTCCGGCGTCCGCACCGCCGCCAGATTGCCACCGGCCAAAGCCTGCAACGCACTGATCGACAAAAGCTGCGCATCACCCACATCAACGCGCACCCGCGTCCCGAAGTCGAACACGCCAAGCGGCCCCGGCCCCATGGCCGTCGTCGTCACACCCATCGTCGCCCGCGCCGGCGCAACCCCGCGCAACACAAATCCCGTCGCTTCCGGCGATGAATAGATCGCCACACTTCCCGGCCACGGTGACTGCGACGCCGCGACGTAACCGGCCTCCACCGGCTCATCCCCGCGCAACAGCGGCAGATCGAGAAAGAACGCCGCCGGCTGCCCCGCATAAACTTCCGGAGGCGTCACCGCCTCGCGCGCCGCCGCAGGCGAGCCCAGATACACATCCGCGTCGTACGCCCGCCCCTCGATCTCGCGTGCCCCATGATCGCCGATCTCGGTCACCCGCAACCGACGCGCGGCCGCACCGTTCGAAACACTCAGCACATCGCCGGGCTCCACCGCCAACCGGCTCGGCGGCAGCGTCAGCACAAACCGCTCCCGCATCGCCCAGATCTCAAACAGCCACGTCTCCGCCAGCGGCTGCGCCGACAGCGCATCCATCACCACCGGCAGTTCCGCCTGCGACACGCGCCCCGATGCGCCCGCCAGCCGCCGCGCCTCAGCCACCGCCGGCTGATAGTCCCGCTCCGCATCGATGTAACTCACCTTCGCGCTCGCCGGCAGATCCGTCTCCTGCCCGCGCGTCACCGTCACCAGCGCGCTCCCCGGCTTCGTCTCGACCAGGTCGCCAAGCGCCACCTCAGCATCCACCCCCGTCTGCCCACGCGGACGGAACACGATCTCCCCATCGCTCTCCATCACATCGAAAAAGTACGCGAGTTCCAGAGCCTGCAAAGCCTCGCGTGCCGACATCACGCGATCAACCACATACCCCTGCACCGTGCCCGGCATCGCCGCGATGCGGAACCGGTAAAAACCATAATCGCCAAGCAACGCCTGCAACGTCTGATCGAGCGCGCCCCCCGCCATCCGCCCGTTGAGCCAATGCCCGAGCACCCAATTCGTCCCATCGCCCCACACATCAAGCCCGGTCGGAAACGCCGGATAGGGCCGCGCATCCCAGCAGTACGGCAGAATGTGATCGAGGCTCACCATCCGCCCGCCATAGACACTCGATACCGGATTATCCGGCTCCACAAACGCCGCATCGTCCGGATCGAACGCGGAAATCATCGCTTCAATTGTCCGCCGCTGAATGAGATCATCCCGCGTCCCGCGCGAATAATACGGCAGCGCGTTCTCCGAACTTTTCGGATCGACGAACACGTTCGGCTGATTGGCGCCCTTATCGACGGCCGGACACCCGATCTCTGTCAGCCAGAACGGCTTCGACTGTGGCACCCATGCGGTCGCCGTCGCACTCTCGACGCCACCGGGCCGGTTGTAATGCGGGTTCGCCCACCACGCTGCGATATCCTTGCAGCGGAACACCCACGGCTTGCCCGCCCCATCCGTAATCGGCGTGCGCACCTGTGCATCGCGGTCACTCGCACTCCCATAATACCAGTCGAACCCCTCGCCCCCGCGCACGTTTCTGCGCAGATACTCAGGATCGTGGATCGACCGCCACCCAGCAACCGCATCCACATGCCCCGCCCCGTCGCGCCAATCCGACAGCGGCCAGTAGCAATCAATCGCTACCGCATCGATGGCCGCCGACGCCCATAGCGGATCGAGATGGAAGTAAACGTCCCCCGTGCCATCCCCCGGCTGATGCCCGAAATACTCCGACCAGTCCGCCGCGTAGGTCACCTTCGTCGAAGGCCCTAGCACCGCCTTCACGTCCGCCGCCAGCGAAACCAGTGCGGCCACGAACGGATAATCCGACGCCGACGACCGGATCGTCGTCAGCCCACGCAACTCCGACCCAATGACAAACGCCGAAACCCCACCGGCAGCCTTCGCCAAATACGCCTGATGCAGCACCATCCGCCTGAGCGACCACTCGTTCGGACCCGAATAGATAACGCTCGTCCCGCTCAACGCAAAATGTGCCGGCACAGCAGTGCCGACAAACGCCCCAACCTGCGCCGCAGCCGCCGCCGTCTTATCGACGGTCCCAGCTTGCCCAGCCGCCGGATGACACGTGATCCGCCCGCGCCACGGATAAGCACCCTGCCCCGCCCCGCCATACGGATCGGGCAGCGCATTCCCCTCCGGCACATCCATGAGGATGAACGGCGTCAGGATCACATCCATCCCGCGCGCCTTCAGATCCTGAATGGCCGCCACCACCGACTGATCCGACGGCGTGCCGCCATAAGCCGGCCGCCCCTCGCGCGTGGACACCACATACGCCGACGCGCGCGGCACACCGGCAACCGACCAGCTGATCGGCGCCGTCTGCTTTTGCGTCCGCTCCACGCCGGGCTTCAGTTCACACACGCCCGCGCGCAAATCCGTCCCGAACCAACTCACCACAAGCGACACGGCCGATGCATTCGGCAACGCCGCCTGCATCTGATCGACCGCCACCTGCCAATCGGTCTCGCCCGCCAGCGTATGCACGTTCTCAGATCGCGACCGCCCAAGCCCGAACGTCTGCGCCACGGGCTCCGTCGCGTAGACGAACTCACCCGAACCCGGGATCATCACCACCCCACGAATGCGCTCGCCGAACCGGTCAACCGCCCGCACCACCTCGAACGACAACTGCGGAATCCGGTTACCGAACTCGGCCAGCGCCAGATCCTGAAACACGATGTACGCCGTGCCACGAAACGCTGGCGCCCCATCCGCGCCGAGCTTCGCGCTGATCAGCGGATCCGCCGCCTGATCTTCGCTGCCCGTATAAAGGCGATGCACGATGCGGCTTAGATCGATTTCCCGCCCATCCGCCCACACGCGCCCGATTCCGGAAATCTCTCCCTCGCACAGCGCCACCGCAAAACTCGCCGAATAGCGGTAGTCGACGGTGCGCACCGATCCGCCCGACGAGCCCAATCCTTTGCCGCTTCCTCCCGACGACGAGGAAACCTGTGTCTCCACAATATCGTCGGCCCAGATCACCTGGCCGCCGACGCGCGCCCGCCCATAGACGCGCGGAACCGGCGCCCCTTCGGTCGACGACGTCAGATGCACCGTGGTAAGACGCGGCCCTTCCACGACCCGGCTGCCGCTCGCCCCGAACAGCGCATTATCGACATAAGAGCCGGCGAGAGCGCCGATCTGCGAACCGATCGCCGCCCCCGACAGTGTGGCCCCGAGGAGCGACACACCCGTCGGCAGTAACGCACTGCCCGCCGCCGCGCCCACCGCAGCCAACGCCAAAGTCGCCATGAAAGATTGCCTCTGATCTCAGACCGGAAACCGGAACGCACCGGCAAGCCGCCGACGCCACCACGCCGAGAAGGCCACTTCGGAAGCAGCAGTCCCTTCCATCGCGTGGATCATTGTCTCAGCCGTTGCCAGAATGGCCGCATGTTTGGCCACCGTGCGCGGCCGCAGGCGGAACACGATCACATCGCCGGGCGCGATGTCGCTCAAGGGCACCGGCAAAAGATGCCGCCCCGCCGCGTCCAGCAGCGTCTCCACGCCGTCCGTCTCGCCCCAGTCGCGCGAATAAGCCGGCGCCGCTTCCGGCTCCCGCCCCATCACCTCGCAATAAACCCCGCGCACAAGACCCAGACAATCCGCGCCCACCCCGCGCACGCTCGCCTGATGATGATACGGCGTGCCAATCCACGCCTGCGCCGCTGCCACGACGCGGCTGCCCTGCTCCGCACTCATGCCTGCCTCACGTTGTCCCTGGACGCGCCACGGCCGTCAGATAATCGTTGCCCGGCATGTGCGGAAACCCACGAAAGTTGGCGATGTTGGAAAACTTCGCTCGGCACGTCGCATGTGTCTTGTCGCAACCCGCCGTCACCGTGAATGTCATGCCCACCGTCAGCGGCGCCCGCACCGGCTGCCACAAATCAAACGAAACGGTGCTGCCAGTGCGCGAATGCCGCCGCACTTCGATTTTCTGACCGGCTGCCGCCCCCGACGTAAACGTCACGAGACCGCGTGTGAACCAATCGTTCCCGAACGAATCCAAACCCGATGCCGCAAACACGCGCTCCGACGTCACCGCCGTCACCACGCCCGATCCCGTGAACGCCGGCCCCGCCAGCGCCACACCGCAGCGCGTATCGCCCAGATCCGCATCGCACGTGTATTGAAACAGCCGCCCCTTGGGCTGCTGCAGATAATGCGACAGCCCGCGCACCTCCGCTGAAAACGCACCCCCCGCGCGCTTCACTTCACCCAGCGTCCCCGAGCGCATCAGAACCCGCTGTGCAAAGTCCGCCCAATTGACGCGAAAGATCTCCACCTCTGCATCATCGTAAATCCCAGCCTCCAAATCCGCATCCTCAAGGGCCGCCGACGACAGCGCCCCCGTGATCTCCAGATTATCGACCGCCAACCCCAGGCTCTCGCGCACTTCACTCGCCTCGAACCCGGCCGCCGCCTCGAACGTCGTCCCATCGAAGACAAGATCGCGGTCGTGATCCGTAAATCCCTGCCGAACGCCATCACGCCGCGTCAGCCGCCAGCACCAGCACAGCGTCGTCGTGCCCGTCTCCAGATGCAGGGCCAAGCCCGCCGGCAGAACCCTCATCGGCGCACCTCGACAATTGGAATATTGGGAATGGCCCCATGCTGAAATCCCGACAACGAAATCTCCAGCCGGTCCGCATCGAACCGAACCGGTACATCGAATTCGAACCCCGCCGTCACCGTCTGACCACCCGCCGGCACATGACCAGCGAGAAACGTCACCACACCCGTCGCTGAATCGACGGTGAACTGCGTACCAATCGTCTGCTCGACGCCCACCACAGCAACGCGCACAGTTCCCGCCACCGGCTTCTTGATCTCCCGCCCCCACGGCGCGAACGCCGACCCATAGGTCTTCACCAGCTGGAATGTTGCCAGCGAACCTGTCCCCGTGCCGATCGTCTGATCTGCCGCCGTCACCGCCTGTTGCGGCGGACAGGATCTGAAATCGAGATGATCGCGCCAGCGAAAGCCATAAAGCCGCCCGCGCCGCTCCTCAAAAAACGCGATCACCGCATGCAGGTCATCGAGCGATTTCACGCCATAGCCCGCGTTGTAGGTCCGGCGCGAATCCGCCCAGCGCGCATTGCGTTCTTCATGGCCGGAGCCCAGCACGACGACATCCGTGCGCCGCTCCGGCCCGCCCTGCGCCCCGCGCGAAATCGCCGTCGGAAAGCGCACCTCGTGAAAACTCATGCCCAGAAACTCCCAGAGCCTCGCTTGAGCGAATTAGAGATTGCGCTGACCCAGCGCCGCAGCCCGCGCCAGCATCGCCGACAGCTGCGCTTCCGAGCGCCGGAAGCTGTCTGCATCCGTCGCCGTCACGTTGAAGGTCACCTGCATGCCTTGCCCGCGCGGAGCCGCCACGCCGAGCCGCCCGTCAGGCCCGCGCGACAGCGGCATGATCGCCTCCGCCCCCCGCTCGCCAGCAATGCCCATGCGGCCCGAACCCAGCGGAAATGCAATCGGGCTCTGGATCACGCCGCCACTCGCAAACGGCACCGGCATCCCGCCCTGGAACGCGCCACCCTTTGCAAAGCCGAACCCGCCCGAAACCAATCCCGACAGTGCGTTGCCAAACCCCTGCTCCAACGGCTTGAACGCCGCCTTCAACACGAGATCGGAAAGCCTGAGCGCCAAGCCCTTCAACACATCCGCGACCGACCGCCCCTTGATGGCGATCCCCTCGAACGCGTTGATCAGCGAACTAGAAAATTGCCGCCCTAACGACGCCGCCGCGCGCAACTCCGTCTGCAGCGCGCTTGTGTCCGCATCGACCTCAACCGTCCAAACCTCGGTCGTCGTCTGGCCAAATTCGTTCATGCTTCACTCATCCCATCCGGAAACTGCCGCATCAGTGCTGCGAGATCAGCACGCGAAGGCGCTGCCGGTTGCACAGCGCCACCAAGCCGCCCGCGCAACGCCGCATCGAATTCCCGCGGCGTCATCGCCCAGAAGACATTCGGAGCAAGGCCGAGCACGCCGAGCCCCGCCGCCATCACGTCGTCCCAGGGAAAGGGCCGCGCTCACTTTCCGTATCCGCCTTTGCCGATCCGCTCCCCTGCCCCGCGAAGGTCGCGTTCAAGAGTTTGGCAACGATCTCGACGTAGCCGGCCGCCCCGCCCGCGCTCGCCATCCGCGCCACCGCGTCGTTGGCAACCTCATGCCCGGCCCCACGCAAACCCGCCCCGATGATGCGCACGCAATCGCGTGCCGAAATGCGCCCCGTCTCGAAGCGTGTCGCCAAGGCGAGCATGTCCTCATCGCCGAACGCGCTCTCCAATTCCGCCAGCGCCCCCAGCGTCAGGCACAGCCGGTACGGCTTCCCGTCCAGCACCGCCTCGATCTCACCCCGATGCAGATTGACCATCGAATCCTCCGTACCTAAAGCCGACCGACAGCTCGGCCAGGCCGCAAGGCGGCCCGGCGCAAGCGCCGTAAACAATCAGAGAGCCGCGAACGTCACTTCGCCGGCACTCTCCACCGAGATCTCGAACGCGACTTCCCCATCGTGACGGCCGGTCAACTCAAACGACGTGATCTGAAACGGCGCTTCGATTGTGCCGAAGTCCGGCACCACCACCTGCCAATCGCGGATCGTGCCGTTGAACACATAGCTGCGCACCAATTCATCCGACGCCTGGTCCTTGAAAATGCCAGCCCCCGTCAGCCGCACCGATTTGACGCCGGCACCTGCGAGCAATTCACGCCACTGCCCCGCGCTCTCCTGATGCGTGATATCCACCGTCTCCGCGTTGAACGCGATCGCGCGCGAGCGAAGCCCCGCAATCGTCGTGAACACGCCCGTCCCCGTGCTGTCCGCCTTCAACAGCAGGTCCTTGCCCTTCTGCGCCGCCATGGTCTGTCCTTTGCTAAAGAAAAATCAGGCAGCCTCGGTGACTGCCCGAAGCCGCATCAACCCGCGTGATGTTTCGCCATCGGCATCGCGCCGGATTTCGGAAAACTCGTGCCTGAGATTGACCAGCCGCGCCCCCGCAACCGTCAGGGCCGCATCATCCAGCGCTGCTTCGACCGCCGCGAGAATCTGATGAACCTCGCGCTCGCCGTTCGCCCGCGACCACACCGCGATGGTGAGCAAATGCTCATGCCCCTCGTCCGACCCCGTGCTCCAGTCGCGCACCGTGCTCTCGCCCAGCGTCACGTAGGGCAACACCGCCCCGCGCGGCACATCGTTGTAGATCCGCGCGCCCCCCAGCAGCGCCGTCAGCGCGCCATCCGCCGACAGCGCCTGAAACACCGCCTTCTGCAGTTCCAAACTCACACTGCTCATGGCCGGGGCTCCTTGCTCTTCACCGGACGCGGCCGCCGAACAATGCGCTCGCTCACCCGCCGCACCGCACCCGCAAATAGCGCCATCGACACTTTCACCGCAGTCTTCATGCCACCCGCTCCTCGACCAAACACTTGAGAAACCGGTGCGCATTGTCCACGTCGATCACGGCCTTGATGTCGAACAGCCGCGCACCCATTCGAAAACGGCGCGGCGCCGCAACGCCCTCGCGAAACCGGATCGTGATGTCGTGCGTCACACGCCCACCGATCCCGCCCGCTTCGACGCCTTCGCTGCCCGCGCGCGGCCGAACCGCCGCCCAGATCTCCGCCACCTCAACCCACGATACAATCGAACCGCCGGCACCATCGGCCACCGCGACCGGTTCTTCCAACGCCACGCGCTCACGCATGGCCGCCAACGTCATGACGCTCACAACCGCACCACCGCATAGGGCTTCAACAATGCCGATACCGTCGCTGGAATTGCCGTTGCCGGATCGCCAATCTCAATCGGATCGCGATGCTCGTACCAATGCGCGACCAGCAGTTTCAGAGCCTGCCGCACCGGCTCCGGCACCGACGCTGCTGCAGCACCAAACCCCGCCGTGAAATCGATCTCGATCCCCGCGATGGCCCGCTCCGGATTGGG